CAAGTGTATTAAAGATACAAGATGGATAACCATCAAGTACATAGCCGATACCATTGTCCGAGTAAACAGTAGTGTATAGCATTAGTGTACATTCTCCGAGATAGGTGAGATAGTGAAACCAACGAGTACAACCTCTGTACCCTCCGTAGCAACAATCAAGGCATGTAGTAAGCCAAGATCTGATTGTACATGTTGCACTTCAACTTCATTAGTATCAACGTTCAAGTATTTAACTGTATAGTTACGCATTGTATTAACCTGCTTGATTGTAAGAGTTAAGGAAAGCCATGTTATCAACATGATCATAACGTGTAGCACTATGTGTACTACCAGCTTGTTCAGTCAATAGGTAAGGCAAGTGTTTCTTAAGTATAACCGAGTGTAAACAATAAGAGTACGTAACTAGCTTTAGTAGAATGTTCATGTTATTCCTCAATGTTGTTGTAACTAATGTTCATAACAGTATCAGTGTAATCAAGATCAGAAGCATAGATCTCATTACCCATATCATCATAGTCCACTACTTCATCATCAGCAAACTCATTAGCCCAACCATCAACACATGTGTCAGTACTACCAGTAACAGTAGATACCTGAGTGTTATATGAGTTAGCACGTAGTGTAGCATCATTGATATCAGTAGAGCATAGCTCATAGCTAGTACCATTGAGTAGTAAGACAATAAAGATAAATGTATTCATGAGTGTATCCTGAGTGGTAAGTGAGTGTCACTACATAATACATGAGTGTACTATGAGTAGATACATTGTGTTTAGGTGTATCATAAAAGAGACATATCAGGAGGCGAAGCCGACGCACGTCTACGATACAACAGAGACTTCATTACATACACATGAGTAAATGTGTAGGGCCAAGGGGGACATGGTGGCGACCGGAGGGAGCGGAGTGCCACCTCGTAATTACTACCCGTTAAAACTTAATCACTCTACGTCAGTGAGTAAGACTGAGTAGTACTGTTTCTTACTACTACGAAGTAGTTGGTGTTACCTAGTGTTCTCCCGCTTGCGGGGTTGCCAGAGGCTTTTCGCTTTGCTCTTATATAAGCAGATTTGCTATGTAAATAGGGGTCTAGCCTTAGTGCCACGTGGCTTGTAGCCGTTACAGTTTTGTTAATTGTCTAAAAATTGTGCTATTTTTTGGTCATTACTAGCGTGTGTAGCTCCTGTACGGAAGTCCCCGATACATTCACTTACAACTAAGTCGCAGGTAAGTTGATTCATCCATCTGACTGCCATGATACCCTGACAACAAGGTGACCACCAATTTCTAGCCCATACTATTGCTGGGTTAAGGTAGTAGTCTCCACCTATTTCTCTTACAAAGTCGTTACCTTTTAAAGCAGTCATCTTCTGTTTTCTGCTAGTAAACGTTACTTTACCGTCAGGTGATGCTGTTTCCCATAACTTTTGTACTAAATTTAATTCCGGTTTTGTTAGCTCTAATTTGGCTCTAATCTCGTCCCAGTTAGTCATACGTTCTGCATGTTCTGGTGCTTTCATTGCGTATACTAAGCTGTTATCCCATATAGGGTGATCGAACACTTTATGTTCTTCTTTGTTTCTGTCAATCTGGTTCATAAGTCCTCAAAAGAGGGCCGAAGCCCTCACTATCTCTAAGTCAACTTAGCCCAAGCTGAGTCGGTATAGTCAAAATTAGGGAACAAGTCGCTAACTGTGGCTGTTACGTTACTACCTGCGGCATTTGCGTGGATAGTTTCTGATTCATCACCACGTAGTTTACACCAAGGTGCGCCGAACGACTTAGAATGGAACAAAGCCATCAAGTTGGTATCTGTACCTGTCTCACCAGCGTCGTTGTCTGTGTGATCTGTGATACGGATAGTTAAGCCTTGCTCTGTGTATAGACGTTGTTGTTGTGGGTTAGTCCCTACAGGATTAACTACGTTACATACGTCATCTGATTGTGCTACTTGCGCTAATGTGCGCTCTAAAATACCTAGTGTATTAGCCATTACTTATCTTCTCCTGCTTTTGTTTCGTCTTTATTTGTTGTGCTAGTTTCATCTTGTCCTTGAGAATCTTCGCCTGTACCTTCATCTTCTGCGTTTTGTTCATCTACCTTCTCCGCATCAGCCTTGGCTTCTGCCTGTGCTTCTAATTTCTTACCTAGTTCGATAGCTTTCAATTCTTGATCTTTCTCGAACTCACCACATAACTTGTGTGCGGCTTTTAGTGTTTCTTTTAGTACTGTAATATCAGAAGGCTTACGCTTACACTGACGGAATACTTTTAGGAACTCGTTGTTAAACTGTGACTGCGCTTGTGTGCGAGCCTTTGGTAAATCTTTTCTTGTGATGTTCATTAGTGTCTTCTATTTCGTGTGAATCTATCGGAACAATTACCGTATGACCCATCTAGTTGAAACTCGCCAACTTCAGCACCCCACCTACGGAAGAACTCGACGTTGTCGTCTGTGTCCTTTTGATCCATACGTTGTACTTCGTCGACTGCTATATGCTCTACCCAACGTCTACAACAACCTGCGAACGAATCCAATGCATCATCATGTGCTAGAGCGCCTTTCTCTCGGCTGATCTTACTCATCTGATGGAAGAATTGATAACTAGGTTGTTCATTTACTGGGTAGTGTTTAACAGATTCACGGTCATACTCTATTATGTCGGTATGTACTATGATCCTGTGCCGAGCCATAAGAGGTTCTAGTGTATCTATGATACGTAACTCTTTCTGACCGGATTCCCAAACATCTTCAATGAGTGGGCAACCTTCTCTACCAGCCTTCTTATAGGCAGCTTGTAGTTTGGGTCTCCATGCAGCGGCGAATGCTCCGAAGCCAAAGTTCTTCTCGACATCTATACCATTTACATCATGTTTCAATGCAAGTAAGGATAGTTTCTCGTAGATGTTGTCATCGTAACCACCTGCTAGTTTTAGCATCTCGGCGAAGAATAAGTAACCATGTAGTACGTATACTACTGTTGCTACTGTTTCATCCCCGTTCTTACCACCACCAGCGGTATCCACATACATGTATTTACCTTCATAGTCGTACAGCTTCTCACTAATTGTGAATGGACTATACAACTCAGGCTTACAGTTAAAGCCTTTAGCTTCTACTCGACGTGTGGGACTAGGCAACCATGTTATCTCACCTGGCCCCTTGTCTATGTCGAAGGGCATAACTATTAAATTCTTGGGTTTCAGAGGATGCCTGAGTGCGTCTGAAAGCTCCGTGTTGAGCATATGCTGAAGATTAAAATAGGCTGGGCCTTGGTCAAGCTCTTTCTTTACAAGGGCTTCTTCGCCAAGCAGGACGGGATCAGTGGGCTTTCCACGATCACCGGCCAATCCACCACCCTTCCGCAGATTAGGATCGATTTCCATTGCGTTCTTGATGTATGGGGCTAGTGTGTCGCCGTATACTTTCTCTTCTTCTACTGTAGGATAACGTCCTGTCCATACTCTGATCGTGAAACCACGTTCGGATAAGTTGTTATATATGCTGTCTACAGTCTGCGGTGTACCTAAGTACATGATCCTACCTTTCTGACAAATGGATGTGAAATCCTTTGAGAGATGTTCTAGCGCCATACGCTGAATCTCGGTAGTACCATTCTTTGATGATTCGATGTCATCAGGTATTAGTAAGTCTGCACGTCTACCCTGCATGTTAGCAGTGATACCTATACAGGCTACTGATGGAGATTTCTCTGGGCCCTTAAGCTGCCAGTGAATGTCGAAAGCTTTACTAGAAGCTCTATCTCCGTGTTGTCTATCTGGTCGCATGCATTCAAGCTGTTCCCAGTTCATGATGATCTGTATTACCCAGTTAGCAATCTCTGCTGCTACCTCACTACCTGCCGAGATAATAAGTACTCTGTGTTTACAGTCGTGGATTAGTTGCCATACGGCAAACATCGCCACTATTGTTGACTTTGCTTGTGAGCGTTGTGCTTGGATCATTCCATTCTGTACGTCAGACTGTAGGAAGTTAGCGATGTCTACTTGTAGTTCGCTACATTGGAATCCCATTAGTTCTGTCATACAATCGTACATGAAGTCAGCGAAGATAGCATAGTGGTCTCGTAGGGCTTCTATCTCTCCCCATCTAACTACTGTTGCTTGCTCTATCTCATTTAGCGCTAGGAACTCTGTCCTGTCCTCTACTATGTTCGTGAAGTACCAAGGATCTTCGTCTTCCACTCCGTAGAGAGCGTTTTCTTTGCTGTGCTTTTCGCATAGTTCTTTGAACTCTTCGTCTGAATGTAGTCCGTCTTCGTCGTCCCATAGTTCATCTATGTCCGACTCGAAACTAGAGAGCTTAGCCGCTTGTGCCGCAGCTAGCTTCTCTAAATCTTGCTCACCAACAAGTGCAACAATCTCCTCACGGGTCATGTTGTCTATACTCATTAGCCCATCTCTTTTGCTGTTTCAATAGGACTGACAGAAGCTAATCTACTATGTTTAGTCTTCTTAGCTAACTTCTCTTTTAAGTTGCCCATTTGGCTGTCTGTCTCTATATCTGCTGTAATCTGATTATCTTTCAGAAACTTAATGGCGGCTGCTATATCCTGTGTTGAACAGTCGTAGACCATTTCACCTGTACCGACTTCCACCCCATTCTCATCGAATGTAGTATCTTCAGCTTGGTGATCTAATCTAGCCGACAACACATCTGCAACCTTACCATGTAACGCGCCTAGTTTTGTCTCTGTAGCTGTGCTTTTAGCCATAATTTATTCCATAACAGTTATTGCTTGTTGTAGGATTTCTTAAGTTCCTTGATGAACTCGTCATCATGTGCTGTTTCTGTGGACTCTACGACCACATCTGCAACCTTAAACAATGCCCATTCCAGTAGTTCCCGAGTTGCTAGACTTGCCAGTAACTTAGTACCTACAGATAGTAAAGCTTTTACTAAAATTGTACCCATCTTACTTCTCCCTTATTAGTTCTTTAAGTTCTTCAATTGCTGCTGACACTTGGTGGAGTTGTAGTTGTACCATCTCATTACCGTGTACTACGTCAGATTTTACTAGTGCTAACTCGGTCAAAACTTTACTGTGGTCGTCTTCCGCTGCGGTCATACGATCCTCCAGTTTCTCAAGTCTATGATCTCGGTTTTTTTTGTCATACCAGTAAAATGTAGTGACTAAGGATATTAATAATCCCAGTACTAGTCCCATCACCTTCGTACTAAGCCACTCCATTGTGCCTCCTATTTAATTAAGTTGGTATTGAGGTGTAGTGTACTGAATTATCATCAGTATCTACCCAGAACTCGTGTGCTACTAACCCTGCTGGTGGTGTGCCTCCACTCCCGAAACTGGAACATCGCATGGCTATCCTGCATACATCTAGGAAGCCTGTGTCGTCCCAACCCAGTATTGTGGAGGTTCTTGTGAGTACTGTGTCAGCTACTACATGACCTGCACCACCTGCGTTACGAGTTCTAGTAATACGTACTAGGTAGTTACCCCCTACATCACCAGCTACCCAACCTACGGGATTGTCTTTACCCCACCAGAGTATACCAGATTCAGCTAAGTCATTTGTAGAATCGTTAACTGATAATGTTGCCCATGTACCTACACCTGTGGAGTAGGCAAAGGTAGCGTTGATTCCTGGCCCTGTAGCCCCTGTGGTTAGTGCGAACACTATATCGTCGAATGGAGCATCTGCACCAATGATCAAGGTGTCGTTGTCATTTTCCCACAGGGGTGTGTCTATACCTGTCGTGGTTAAGTCTGAAAGTTTGTCTACGCCTGCTACTAACCCTACAGTCTGTGTTTGTGCAACAGGTAAGATTTGTAACACTGGTGCTACGTGTTCTCCTGTTACTAGTGCCGTGGCTCTGTCCAGATTCTCTGGTTCTACGCCTGCTACAAACAGACCTACTAAGGAACCACCAGTAGCTTCTGTGCAGTCCATTAGTATGTTGTCTATAGCTGTGGCATCTGCGGAATCGAATGCACCAGTCGCATAGTTTATGGCTCGTGCAGATATAGAGCTATACCCGTTAGCGTCTAAATGTATCGACTGCATGTCGTCGTTATCACCTGTAGCGCTGAAGCTTACAGTGCGTGTGATACCACCACCACTTTCCCTACTACGATAGGTCATACCGCTCTCCAGATAGCAGCTCGCCAACTAGTTATAGTCGGTGTTCCTACTATAGAGTCAGGTACTAACTTACCACGTAGTGCTAAGCCTTGTGCATAAGGCATAACGATAGTCTCAGTCTTTAGGTCTGAAGCTGTCATTGTACCGTCAGCTACGTCTCTATAAGTTATACCATCAGGAGACAGTTGCATTTTTACTGTACCACCCGTAGGTATTACTTCGTTACCGTCTATATCAAAGAAGGTTATAAAGGATAGCTCCGCTTCCTTATAGTCTTCGTGCATTGGGCCTGTGACTAGTGTGTCACCTATGTCCCCACGCATGTGAAATGTGTTTTTGGCCATGTTGCCTCCTATGTCATTTCGTGTGATTGTTGTCCAATAACAATCATAAAAGGCACTCGTTAGAATGCCCTCTAGTTTGTTACTTTAAAGACCGGTTAAGGCCTATGTACTATTAAGACAAGTTTCTTTGTACCCTTCCTTTAATCCAGTACGGGTCATAGGATGCCTGCCCAAACTTAACATTAGCCCCAAAAGTTATAGTAACGTCATACTCAGAAGCTCTTGCAGCGGTAGCGGCACCAGTGTCAGCAGTACCGAAGTGTAGAGACACTATATCCGCGTTTGCTGTATCGTTAAGCCCGTAAGCGTCCCCATGAAGCTTAGTTGATGCTAGCCTTGCTTGGTGAGAGCCTGAGAAAAACCCGTTTAAAGTTATTAAGTACACCGACGACCCTGCATAATTAAGATCATTATTAGCATCAGTTCCGGACCCGCTAAGGTTAAGTAGGAATGATATAGGGGCTGCGTAGTTCGGGTCATTCCATCCAGTTATAGCCTTGAATGTGAGCTTCTTTAATCCAGCCGTACTGCTATCAACAACAATAAAATGGCCACCATCAATAACGTCTCTGAATGTTGATGGGTCGGGGTTATTTATGAATTGGACCATATCAATAGCTAGGTTGTGAGTATCAATGGCGCTTGATACCTGCTTGCCAATCTTATAGCTAACCGCATCCATTTCAATTGAAAACGTATCATCTGCATCTACAGCAAGAGTGGCATCTTTAGATGCAAGCAAGCTGGTGTCAGAGCCAAGTCCAACAAATGAGCAAGCCTTGAATGATACGCCTGCGGGATATTGAAGAAAGTGGATAATGCCGGTTTCCGTTCCGCTAGCCTCATAATGAACAGGGTGAAAGCCATTTAAAAAGCAGTCGTCAAAGCTTATTGTTGGCGTTCCGCTACCCTGAGACGAAACAGGCGGGTAATCAGCAATAACTAAAGGGCTATTACCACCTTCGTTAGAGTTCCTCATCGATGTAAATGATAGGTTTCTAGTGAATTCACTAGATGTAACTCCCCCATCACCATCATCATTAGTAAATAAGCAGAAGGCTGTACCGGCAGCTCCTGCGCCTGCCGGTATTCTTACACCGCCATTGAATTGGGTGTTCGCGTTACATTTAATATAATACATTCCCGAGCTTGGGTGCTGAAACCAGCAGTTATCAAATGTTAATGCATCAACATAAAAATCACCAAGCTGAACGCATCCCACAAGAAAATTGCAATCACTAAATGTTACGCTAGTGCTTCTTGATAGGGCGTAGCTAGTAGAGTCTAGTAGCATATTCATATCGTCAGCCGTAACGTTTTCAAACCTCCATCGGGCAGAGTCAAGGTTGTTTGTTGAAACCTCTGCAAACTTATCAAACCCCTGAATAGTCACATTCTTTATTGTTAAGAATCGTAGTGTTGTACCCTTAACAGCAACAGGAGTGACACCCCCATCACCTACAATTGCAGACTTATCCCCTCCTTGGATATTAATAGCGCTTACCGCTGCTCCGACATCAATAGATGTCATCTTTAATATTCCGCCATCTGGAATAATCACGGGTAAGGCTGAATTGGTGAACGTGCTATTTCCTGCAAGCTGTATATCTATTCCGTTATCCCATGCATACTGAATACACTCAAGGAAAGCTGCCGTATCGTCTACTACGCCATCCAGTACAGCCCCAGCTAGACATACATTTATCTCTGCCGGAGTAACCAGCTTCAAATAATTGCCGTCAATTTTAGCAGGGTTAATAAGGTTAAAGCCCGGATCAGCCGCAACAATCTCATACTTGCCGCCTACACCGCTGCCTTCTATGTATTCAGAGATGTAAATTTTCTCGCCTACCTTACCAGAGGCCGCTTGGGCCTCTAGCATATGTCCATACTCGCCTTGAGTATGTTTGTGTACTCTTGTTACCATGTTGTTCTCCTGTACTATCTTGTAGATCTACCATCTTCGATCCATTTATTACCAGCACGGAACCATGTCAATGTTATAGAACTAAATTGGGTTGCTATAAAATCTGCACTGTTATTTAAGAATAACCGACTACCACTGGTTGTGTTATCCTCTACGTCCCCATTGTTATTAGCGAACCTTATTGTCACAGACTGTCCATTAAATGCGTTAATTATAGTATCTATAACGGAGGCGCTACCTGGATTGAAATAAATGTCTGCGCCTAATGAAGCGTCTATAGTTACTGCACCTGTATCGGTTACTGTCTGACTGTCATCTAGTCTTGCGTACGGTGCTAAGTACAGCTTTAATTCGGGTGTAACTACTGGGTCGTAACTCGTGTTGGTATTACCTAGTCTCGACCAAGATGCTTGATCTATGTCGATCATAAATTCACCTTGAGTTAAATTTAGTACTGGTTCCCCCAACTCTGTTCTTACAGCGTTTACGCCTCTCCAACTAGCACCGCAGAATTTAATTATATTAGGTGCATACGATTTACCTGCCCCATCGGACATTAGGACTACAGGACTTCTTAGCGTCGTGGGGTCTGTTGATGAAGGCATACCCCCGTAGAAGCATATCGCATCGGTAACTCTACTAGTTGCAATAGTATCACCTACTATATAGTTGAATACTATAGGTATACCACCATTCTCAGGGCCGAACCGTACTCCGAACGTTTCTATACCACGAGATCCTAATGCACCTGTGTTGTATAGATCAAACCACCTAGCGCCTGCTCCTTGGAATACAGGTGTCCATATACCACCGAATACTAGTACTTTACTGTTAGCTTTCACTAAAGCGTTAGTACTACTACCATTCTTATAGGAGCCACCTTTAAATATTAGTTGATCACAGTAGCAATCTGTTAATTGTATTACTCCGTTAGTTCTACAGTTGTCAAACGTTAGAATTGTAGATCTACTTTCTGCGAAGGAGCGTGTATCAACTCCCATGTTACAATCTATAAAATCGCAATTAGTATACGTGATAACGGTTGCGTCTATATTGTTTGTGTCCCATTCCCATGCAGTATCGAAACCAGAGAAGTTTATGTTTTTTATAGAGGCTTGTACCATCAGGTCGAATGCGAATCCGTTTATTGTTAATGTGGCATCACCAAAAACGTTACATTTACCACCTATACACTCAAAGTTTAGTCTACCTGCCTCTGAGACTAACTGTACTGTACTTCCTAGGTGTATGTTACCTCCTACTGGAAATAACACAGGTACTCTAGACAATGCAGCTAAACCTAATAAAGTTTTATCTTCTGCTAAGGATCTAGCATATAGGCAGGCTTCTGTTACAGCGGCTGTCGCGCTAATTAGACCAGTTGGATCAGCCCCCGCATTAACTATATGCACACCATCGACTACTTTAAGTTTCAACCATTTACCATCTATACGCTGTACATTAATAAGCGGGAACAGTGGATCTATATCTACTATCTCGTAGTCACCTGACCCAACACCAGAACCAAACATGTGTTCTGTTACATGTACTGTATCGCCCACTTCCCCGTACAGTGCCGACACTGCATCTAAACCCGTATTACCTTTTAAGGATACAAAATGATGTACTGTGTCATTTATTTTTGCTGCGGGTTGCCAGAATAATATATCTACGTTTAACCCATCAGGTATCTCTGTAGGGTTTACGAATACTACGTTACCTGAAGTATTTACTGTATAGTCTGTAGTAGGTCTTTGCCATACACCGCCAAGTTGTACTTGGAACGCTGCTGCGTTTATACTTGTTGGGTATGAAGTTACATACTCGTTGCTCACGTTGGTAAATTGACGTACCTGTGTTATTGGTGTAACACCTTCCACATCAGAATCAGGTATAGCTGTTATCAAGTCTAACACTTGTTGTAGGTTTGTAGCTTCACTACCGTTTGTTGCGTCTTTAAGATTGAGTATCTTATTGTTATTCATATCTAGGTCAGACATGAACATACTTAATAAGGTTTGTAAGTTAACAGCATCTTGGCCCGCTATAGGGTCTTTTAGATTAAAGATCTTGTGCTGACGCATATCTATGTCTGCATCAAATATAGCAGATATTAATGCTTGTACTTGTTGTAGTGTAGTTGCGTCCATAACATCTACAGCGTCACCCATGTTAGTAATTCTATTACCAAGCATGTTTACATTAGCTGCGTGTACTATCTCACCGTTACCATCAATCTGTATTAGACCATCTACTGTTTCTTGTATTAACATAAGAGGCTGTAAGAAGGAATCTTCTAGAGTCTTCTTCTTGAACTGCGACTTGTTTGTATACTCGTTGTACAGTTCGTCATGAGGTACGATACGCCTGATTGTAAATGTCTCATTTAAGGCTACTGGTGCATCTAGTTGTATCTGTGTTGCGTTTATATATGTATAGCCTAGTTGTGTGTCAGGGTCACCTTCCGTGACCCCTCCTAAGTAGACATACACATGTTCTTCTGTTAGGTAGCCTAGATCGAATGATACATCGTGCAGAACTTGTGCACCATCACTAACTACTTCGTTATATGTTAAAGGCATTACTTCTCCTTAATAATTTCGTTTATCATTGTAAAGATATGATCTCCATACGCGGTGTTACCTAATGGCACTATACCTTGTACTGCGTCTACTCTACCTTGATCCATACCTAACCCGACATTTGCATAGTCTTTCATTAGACCATACATAGGCATTTCGCCCATTACTCTGTCTATATCATGTCTATCAAATTGCCCGTCTTTACCTACTTGTGCTCCTGTCATAGCTAGATCGTAAGCGTCAGAAGCTATACCGAATTGGGTGATATACTTGTCTACTCGCATACCTTCTGCTGTAGGCTCTTCCCATTCTTTCTGTGTGATAGCTGCTGCACCTGCTGCAAGACCAGCGAACTTAGCGTATCTTACTACACCTGCCATAGCTGCGTTTAACATAACTGCCGTTACTGCTTCTCTATCGGCAAATGCCATAGATCTAGCTAGCTGTTTGTTTTGTGCTACTATAGCCATTTCTCTGAACTGTGCTACTACTGCTAGCATAGGTCTATTCATCCAAGGTGGGGCTTCTCCAATCATTGTACGTTGGATCTGTTGTGCTTCATCTCGTATCATAGCGAACTGTAGTTCTTCACGTTGCTGCTTAGGCCACTTGTCGATGTTTAGTTTCTTAAGTACTCCGCCTCCGAATTCAGCATGTTTCTTGAATGCTTCTTTCATAGCTGGGTTAGTACCATCTACATCTGTTAGTCCTACATCAGCCATACGTAAGTTACCCATCTTACCTGTACCGTCATTGAAGTGACGTGCTATATCGTTCATAAACGAAGCTTGTACTATTCTTGATTGGTATCTACGGATTGCGTTGTATCCACTAGTCTTACCTAGTAGTCTACTAGCTGGTGCTTTAAGTGAACCGAAAGTTGCTTTGTCTGCTATCTGTAATGACAGTGCTCTTACTTTGTTAGACTTATCTAGTTCGTGTTGATCTAGATGTACGGACTGTCTGTCAAGCCATTCAATATCATTGGTTAGGTTACTAATGCTTTGAATTTCTTCCATCAACGGCTTATCTTCTATACTCTCGTTAGCCATACGAAAGACTTTCTTAACTACTTGTGGATCTGTAAACGTATTCATCATGGTGCGGGCAATTACTTGACCGGTCTCAATTGCTTGAGCCATACCTAAGCCACCCATACGGGTTAGTGCTGCGGCATCCTTGAAGTTGCGTACTCGTTCATCTAATCCGTCACGAGTGGGTCTACCCATCATCATCTCGACAGTATCATCGTACCATTGTACTTGATCTGGTGTAGCACCTTCTTCTTTCATCTGAGAACGTAGCGCATCAATGTCTGTATCGGAACGTAGTGTACCGTTAGTAGAATCTGCTAAACCTACCCAACCACCAACTCTGTTAGAGTATTTAGTAGTTAAGCTAGCTACCTCAGTATCAAGTAAGTCTAATACGCTTACACCATCTATTTCTGCTGTGGTGTCAATCTCTTTACGTTGCTTAGCTCTACTATCCGCTGTTGGTACGAATTGATCTTCAGGAGTTTCTTCCTGTTTCTTAATCCAATCAATCTGCTCGTTAGCCATCTCTATAGCTTTCTCTCTTGAAATAGGGACATCTCTACCAGAGGCATTCATATAGCCTTTAGCTAGTAAGTCACGTACAAAGTCTGTACCGTGTTTACTTTCCATACCTTTGAGATTACCTACTTTCCATACATGCGGGATATAATGCTGAACCTTACGTTTGGCCGTAAATCCACCCACTTGAGCATCGACCAACATAGCATGGTTTCTATCCATGTAGTTGTCAAAGTCATCCACGAACTTAGTGACAGTTGGTGATACTTTACCAAGAGGTCTTCCTTGTCTACGACTCTCTTGAACCCTGAAGACTTCTCTGTTGAACTTATTAACTGTAGGATTGCTTGCACCATCTTTCTGTGCAGCCATAAGCTTACCGATTGCACCTGCACCTTCTTCAGCCGCAAAGTCATCCATAGCCCTAACGTAATTAGGCATAATCTGCATAATACTTTCTTTATACTTAGCATCACGTATGATCGCTCCTGTGAACCCTCGTTTGATAGTACCTGCGTAACCTCGTGCTGATTCGGGAACCATTGCACCAAAGTATTCTAAGCTAGGTATACCTGAGTTTTGTAGTGTTGTCGTTAGGTCTTGAGTTATCTTACCTGCTAGTTTACCAGCGAAGTCTAATACACCAACGTGTTTACGTGCTAACTCAAATTGCTTCTGTTGTCCTGACTGTAGGAAATTCGCTACCGCTGCACCAACCCTACCAGCACTATCTGCTGCCACTTGGTCGACTGCCTCATCTAAACGTATCTCCGTAGCTTCTAATTCGTCTACGGTAAGTGTCTCTGGCTCATTGACGTATACATCTACTTCCTCCTCTGTCAGAGGTTTCGATAGTGCGTCTTGTCTAGCTTGGGCTTCTTCTGATAATTCGTCATAGACATCATCTTTAGATGTATCTTCTAATGCGTCATCCGCCTCCCGCTTTTGTTTAGCTGATTTCTCTAAGCTACCAGATTCCTTACTACTCCCACCTTCGACGTGCTTAGTGTTTACAGCAGTCTTTCTAGTTTCAATAGCTATCTGGTTAGATACTCGCATTACATCAACTAACTCATCCATTGATCGAGAACCTACCATACGACCTACTACAAACTTTTTATCTTTTAACATATCCCTTTTTATGTTACTAAGTCTTTCCTTCTTAAAATATAGGTCTACGTTATTAAGTTTGTTTATACCTAGACTTTTACCTACACCCTCGTTAAGTCTTCTATTTAGATTACTTAGTGAATTAGCATTTAGCTCTTCGTGTGCCTTCTGCTTTGTGTAGGACGTGTATGATCTAGGTAGTAGATCTTGCTCTAGCTGATCAGTACGAGAAGTTCTATCGAATAAGTCTTGTCCTTCTACGAAATCCCCACTATTGCTAGATTCTTCGCCAGCTACTGTCTTCTTGGTAGCGAATATAGAATCTTCATTAAATGTATCTCTTGCTATAGGTGTGGCTTCGATGTCACTACCGTCTGAATCTGCATCGTATCGTTTCGATTTATCTGTAGGTATATCTTCTTTACTTCCACCAACTGCGTAGTCGTCAGCTCTACCAAAGTCTCTTACGTCTTGTGCGACATCTTGTCCTTGTTGACGTAACTCTTTCATACGAGCTTTGAATTCCGGCGTCTTAGGCTTTAAGCCTTCGGACTTAACCTGCTTCATTATCTCATCAGGAGACATTGCGACTTTCTCGGCGAACGATGTGTTGCTATCCGTGTATCTTCGTGTCTCGCCAAAGGTCTTCTGTTCCATACGGACAGCTACTAAACCATTGAGTTCCTCTACCAGTTCTGTGAACTCTGGGCTATTCTTCTTCTGAGCCATACTGTTAAGTTCTAACATATCCCGAATGAAAGACAATTCTTTAGGTAAGACTTCCTGCATCAAAGATATAGCGTCATCATGGGCCAGAGGATGCTTTGAGACGAGATCCGAATGCTGGGCATAGAATTCATCAGTAGATAAATTGATAGGGTCATAGCCTTCCCAGAGGTCTTCCTGCCGACGGAGGGATTCCATATATCCGTGCATGATGTTTTCTACATCTGCTGTATGGCCTTGTAGAATATCGCCTAGTGCGTTCTCGTGCTTAGCTAGGTTCTGTTCCCACATCACAGCTCTTATTTGCTGCTCAACTGCTTTAGGTACTTTACCGTCAGGGAACTGTGCTGCTAGTTTCAATACAGTAGCATTTAGCTTATCCGCCTCTAACCTAGCTGCTGGATCTAGGTTCCTATTGTTAATACCTTTCTGGGTATTTAATACCTTACTCATTACTGAGTTAGGAGGGAAAGTACTACCAATAGTATCGAGTGCTAACCTGTAACCTTTTTGAGGCACACTTGTGATTGCTTCTAGCGATGTGTACGCTTGGCGTACACTAGAACGTAGGTTCACCTTTTGTTTCTGCTTCTGTGTCTCCGGAGAAACTTCTGGCTTACTGCTGGTTTTACTTTTAGCATCTTGTAATCTGAGACTAGATTGCTCTGGCGGCCCTACCCAGTTACTAACTGTTTCGTTAGTCTCGTAAGGGGATTTAGCTTGCTTTACGTCTGCTACGTACGGTACGTCTTCTACTTTGACAGGATTCTCTATTTTCATTTCAGCACCTTTCTCGGTGATCTCTTGAATCTCTTTCTGACGCGCTTCTTTAGCTTCTTTAGAATAGTTTGCGTTCCAAGCTTTCTTGACTCCTACTGCCGCAGTACCTAACGCCATACCAAATGTAGCATCCATCACGATGTCTAAAGCGTAGTCGTTTACTGAGTAAGTATGATCTGCTGCTAACCTAGGTAGTGCGTAAAGAGAACCCTCTACAGCGCCTAATCCTGCCCATGTACTAAGGTGTGCCGCAGCTTTGAATGGTGCGCTAGTCTGCCATGCTCTTACAGCTACATGACTCTTCTGCGCTAATTGACCAACACCTGCACCTGTTATCCATGTTCCTGGATCTGTTACAGCAGCACCTATACCAAACCCAAACTGAGCGTACATAGGTAGGTTGTCTATAATCTCGTTATTAGCATGTTGCTCTATTATCTGATCTCGTAATGTTAATGCAGCCAAACCGCCTGTAGTGGCGTACTCTTGTTGTATGAGTGTATGGTACTGTTCGGGAAGGTTCTCAACAAGTTCCTTATTAGGTACTTCTAGTTCTACTCGTGAACGTCTAAACCTACTTAACTCATTAGCATCTAGGGAATTTACTATAGATGAGTACTGTTCGTAACTCGCTTCAAAGTTCTCCCAGAAGCTTGTGTATCTGTGCGGTTTACCCATGTTCTGTAAACCACCTGCTTTTATAGCTTTGTTATATTTAGCTTTCAGTGAAGGGTCTTTCTGAGACATTACTTGAAAGGCGTTCTTCACTGTACCGTCAAACTCTTCCGCAGGTGCTTCAAAGTCGTTAGCTTCCTTACGATATCTAGCTACAATTCCGGGGTCTTTATACAAGTTAACTAAGGCCGCATCTATTTCTTCTTGATTCCCATGTTCAATAGCTGTAGCCAACGCAGCCTTACCTAGCTCAACAGTCTCTTTCTCGTCGTCTGTAAGTAAAGTCTTAACGTCCCCATACTCGTAAGGTGCGTACTTACTGTAATATTCTTTATAGTCCTTATGTCGTAGCGGGTCGGCGTTTTTACCGTAGGTTGTCTCGTATTGTGAGAACCCTTGATCCATCATGACGAATCCCATATCTATAGGTACTCCGTCTATGACTCGATCAACTAGGGATATATCTCTTTTGAATAAACCTTTACCTTGTTTAGTTATAGCAACATCTGCACCAACTGGTTGCACTTTCTTAGCGAAGTCAGAAGCAATCGCACCTTCGACGGTATTCTTACTTCTGTCCAAATGTACGGATTCTGCTGTATTAATACTAGCTACCCTGTTTACATTACCATCTACAACTAACGTATCGGCATCTTTAACTCTGTCAATCTTACCAGCTTTAGGTTTGGGTTTATCTTCTGGGAACTCTTTTAGTATCTGTGCGAACACAGGTGAGTTTAACCCCAACCCTTCTATACCCGCTTCTATGTCACTACGAGTCATACCTTCTGCTTTTAGCTTCGCTACATTTTCCTCTGTAGTGGCCATATCTTTTCCTTTCTGTTATAGACCTAAGTGGGTCTTGAATGAACCGGTGAATGAATCTTCGTCGGACAACTTCTTAGAGTTAGATAAAGCTTTAGCCGCATCAAACATTAGCTCGAACTCTCTATCTTCTTTTAACTCTTCGTTCTGCTCTTCTAGTATAGCCCAAGGTATTACTACCTTCTGTCTAAATCCAGGACCTTGTACTGTTAGACCACCAGCGGTGTAATCTGCTGCATACGTTAAATTATCTAATTCTGCGAACTTAGTGAATTCATGTGTCCCTGTGGCGGAAGCTATGTACATAGCGAACACGTTGTTAACATCTGCTTCTTTAAACGTATCTTCTAAGTTGAAGTCCCAGTCTTTGTCAGGTTTCCCGTCTAGTTTCATACCTAAGAATTCAGTTGTGTTGCCCATCTGTATATCTCTAAAGTCTTGTAAAGATGCTTTTACATCTTTAGTCATCTTCATAGATCTTTGGAACTGGTTATAGGATTCTGCTATCTGCTTTGCAGTAGGCTCTGCGTCCATTAGACCTCGCAACTTATTACGTATAAAGTTCCTATTACTTACTTCTGGATCACCTGACCAATTTGGTATACCCGCACTACCACTATCAGCAGTGTTTAGTAAAGCCCTATCTCTCTCGTAGTTCTCTACGGATCTGCCCATAGACACGTAATCTTGCTGCATCTGGTAATCTTGGTATAGCTCCGCACCTAAATCCCCAGCTAACGTAGGGCCATTAAAGTTCTGCATAGATGCGTAAGATGTCTTAGCTTGTTCGCTAAACAACCCTGTTTTAGGGTCTGTCATCTCTCCTGACTCTACACCTTTAAGTACATGACGAAAGCCCTCACCAATAATAGGTATGGGGTATTTCGATTTTTTATAGTACTCACTAGCTCTCTGTGCATGTGCGGGATTACCTAACATGGCAGGGAGTACCTCGTTTTGCTTTAGACCCCCGGCTGTAGGATTGTCTGGATCATATACGTGTACACCCATAGATTCCGCAGTGTATCTAGTTATGTTTATGTTACCTGCGTTATCCCACTCCCTTTTATTGTAGGATTTCTCTCTAATAGTAGCCCCTGTTTCAGGGTCTTTGTGTGTAGGTATAGTAATATCCCCAGCGGCTGCTATGGTATCAGGTCTACGTAACTGTGCCGCTAGTTTCTCATCACGGTTTAGCTGTGCGCTTCTACCTGCTGCCTTCTTAGTAGCTTTCTTACGTAGCCTTTCTAGCTTAACTTCAGCATCTGTGATTATCTCTTCGTATCGTTCTGTACCAGACTCCCGTAGCCTTGCATTTCTTGCCTCTTCTTGCGCAGCGACTATATAACTATCTACTGCATCAATGGAGTCTAGTCGCAGTACATCAATCTCCCAGTAATCTAAAGCAGAGGCCATGTCGTCGTCAGCTTTCTTATCGTAAACGGCCACAGCCTTATCGAAGTTAGCTTGTTCTACTGGTAAGTACGAATCTAAGAAACCGGACATACGCGCAATGTTAGTAGCACCTATATTACCTGCTTCCATCTGTTCATTAATCTGACCAGTTAGTACACCACGCCAAGCTTCGTTAGACATACCATTAGGTTTGACTTTACTCTTATCGGAGTACATCTCTTTAGCGATGTTAAATATATCTGTCTGTTCTTCAGGTGATGTAGCTTTCATAGCAACTAAGGTGTGAGAGTCGTGTATACCTTTAACCATCTGCTCCGTTGTTTCACGTTGCTGTTGCTGGTTGTACACGTAGTGGCCTTTAAACTGTTCTTTAGATAACTTCTCACTAGCCTGCATCCAAGCATTGGTTACTAAGTTCTTAGTATCTTGGTCTTGTCCGTAAGGCTCTAACATGCCATTAAGTTGATCTTTCAGACGAATCTGATAACGATCAGGAGCTTCACCAGCAAACTGGTCGATCACAGTCATCTGCTCATTGAACTTGTCTCGTACTACGTTTTCTGTAGCACGTTGTTGAGCAGCCCTATATTCTATGTCTTGTCCAAAGATACCTGACATAACTACGCCGCGTTTCTTATCACGAGCTATTTCATTTATAGCTGTGTCAGTACCTTGTCGGAGGTGTCCGTCAAGGGCTTTCTGCTCCGCTCGGTTGCCAGCGGCTTCTTCTGTAAACTGCTGTATCACATTACCAAAGGCTTCCCCAAAGTTGGATACAGCGCTATCTAAAGGACTTGCTTTCTTTTGTTTAACCGCAGTAGATCTTCCCATCTTCTTTTCATGAGAAGGTTCTACTATACCTGCGTTCGCGTCTTGTGTTGCGCTACGCTGTGGTTGCCCCAATATCTCCATTCCAATCTCCTAATGGTACACCTTGTCCTGTGAATGCATCTGTTCTACCTTCACCAGAACCTAAAGGCGCTTGATAATAATCGTCTGCTGTTACTTCGCTCTCGAACAGTTTACCTGCTGTATCTAAGTCTTTTCTGTCTATCGAACTAAACGCGTTTAATAAACCTGCACCTATACTATTCTTACCTGTTTGTACAGCTAACTGTGAAGACTTACCAGCATATACTTCTGCCAACAACTTCTCTTTCTGAGCCTTAGCTGCTTTCTCTGCTGCGTAGCTAGCGAATTGCTCGTTAGAATCAATCTGTTGCATTACTGCATCTACTGATCCACCCTCTGCACCACTTACTGCTGCTGCGAGTGTAGCTGCCGCTCTAGCTTGTTGTGCATTCCGCTGGACTTTAACGTTACTAAGTATTGTATCCGTTTTCAGTCTGGCTATGTTTGCTTCTGCTGTGAACCGTCTATTGTTAGCGTTGTTCCTTGCTATAACTTCACCGTAAGCTTCGTTATAGGCTGCTAGTGTAACTGCTGATTCACCACCTGCGGCTAGGTGTATTGCGGTCATACTAGAAGCTGCTGCTTGTGCGTATAAACTCATATATTCCTACCTTTTGAATGATACTGACCTTCCCAACGAAGTGCTGTTATTGTCATACCTAAATGATGTTCTGTGTAGAACTCTGCTAAAGCTGTATTTGCATTCTGGCTAAAGGCAAACTTCAAGTCTCCTGTATAGGGTTTTTCTTCACCTATAAGGTTGCTCCCACTCCCCATGATCCTACCACTACTTACTTGATCTTCGTAGTCTGCCCCTATGGTAGATATTATTTTAAAGCTTACAGGCCCACTTTCTACAACTGTTGGAATCCAACGATTTACCCGTAGTCTAAAGTAGTCTTGCGTCTTACCTTGCTTGTTTCTAACAAATGGTCTAGTAGGTGTATACGAAGATCTGAACCTCCTACCTACATACATCTTACCTACAGTATAGGTGTCGTCGAATATCAAGTCTCTTCCAACACGTATGTGGTTGACTTCCATAAGTGGGAAGTCACCGTCACTATCTTCAACTACTGTTATTGGCCCTAGCGTGGGGTAATCATCCGGTAATGTAATACTTGAACCATTATGATCTACGTAAATTAAGTCATCTAAGAATACTGCATCTGGATTAGCTTCTCGCTCACTAAACATATTTACAGACTTTATTGATAAACCACCTGCTTCATCACAAACCAATGTCACTTCGTCATTCTCGAATGCAAAGTCTAGTATGTTTGTGTCTTCTGGGAATTCCCACTTATGCCATGCAGATTGTACTAGTTTACCTTGAGCGTCTAGCTCACGTTCGTATACAAAGAGTGTATTATTTGTTGTACCATCAACTGCTACTATAACCATGTTAAGGTTAGAGGAGCTACGCATATGTGTGATGTTTCCTGGCATGTAACCTATTACGTGGTTCGTTACACTGTTTGCTATATCTTTATCGGCTTGACCTGTTGCCTCATAAGCTAGTATACCCGTACTATCCCCATATAAGAATGGTAGGAATACTGTACTACCTACTGCAACCGGTGGTACTGATACTTGGCAGTTATAAGATGTTGTTAAAGCCATTGATACTGTCTGCGGTGTAACTGCTTGTCTGCCACCTATCTTGAATTGGGCATTAGATGTAGTTACTAACAAATCTCTATTATGCCCGATCACATGTGACAAATAATCTGTACCACTCGCACTTGAAGCTGTTGCTACAGGGTCTGTAACAAGTAGTTCTGTAGCAGCTACTTTAAACCAGTTAAATAGGTTGTCTGTCTGTGTCATGAACACTTCATTCTCAGACAAAAATACTAAACGTTTCTGGAAGTAGGATATACCTACTATAGTGCTACCTGTGAATGCTGGGAATGGTACGGAGTTATCATCACCTGCTGCTCTATAATCCCAGTCAGCTTCTTGTAGTACGAAGTCGTCTGTGTCCTGTCTATACACCAATGTTATTGGCATCGTCGACGCATCAAATTTGTAATCTTCTTCACGAGAACTCGTCTCTACCCAACGTACTTCTCTAAGTGGCTCATCTACTCCACCCACACCACCTGTTGGGAAGTCGAATGGATGATCTTCACGGGCATCTAGAGTTGCCTCAAGGTAGTACACACCGTTATCTGATCGTGGGTTCGCATCTATTCTAACTACTGATCCCGTACGTGCATACAGAGGTAGACCTTCTGGCCCATCTACTATAGAGTTAAACACTCTTAGACTATCCGTACCTTGCCCAGACGCAACTGTTATAGTTACTTCCTGATTCGTCAGTACACTACCACCGTTTAGAACAGTATGTACTTCCAATGTAGATCCTTTAGAGGATGCAACAAAAGGGAAATTAGCTACTGCGCCGATGGGTGGCACCGCTAACGGGTCACCATCTCTAGCTAAATTGATTAGCGCTGCTAATTCTGCTGCTACTGATGCAGTGCCTCGTAGTAAGTCGGAAGCTTCGTAGTCGGCTGCTTTCTCTGAGATGCTATAAGATATAGTCCACTCCGCAAAATTTACTGTACTCAGTTTAACATCTATGGTTTCACCATAGTTTAGCGCATCTAACACGTTAACGTAGCTCACTTTAGGCCAATTTATACTAGGCCTAGTAGCTTTCTCTACTGTTATCTTTGTATTAGCTATGAACGTAGTATCGTTGATTGTACCGAATTTAAGATCACCACCTAGCAGATACCCACCGAATTGGTCGTAACCTGTCACACCTTTCTCTACACCATCTTTAAAACCCAATACTTTACCGTGACTATGTACAATACGGTATGTACTGCCACGTCTCTTGTAGGTGTGTATTCGAGCTGTCGAGCTGTCGTCTACGGGGAATACACCCTCACGTACTAAACTAGGCCGTCTAGTTAGTTTAGCTACTGGGTTACTTCGCATGTTAATTTGTTCTTCGGCTGCGCTAGGGCCGCGAGTTAGATCCGCTTTTGTACTTACACCATCAATAGGTGTTGGGTATTCCTGTCGAACTCTCATTGTATGACACCTCTATATGGACGTACTCCGCCCCTAGCTCTACGCACACGTGCGTTATCAAATACATTGTATTGACCCATCTCTAAGTCGAGATCAGTTAATGTAACTAGTGCTTGTTGAGCATCTTCTTTTAGTGATGTTTCTTTTGCGGAATCTTCTAACTCTTCTCTTACGAACTGTGCTGCTGATAGGTATGCTATATAGTCCTGAAAGGAGGAGTCACATTCATCCCATGCAACTATTCTAGTTAAGGTCTTCATTACCTGTGGGCCAGCAAATGCATAAGTATTGTTAACAGTGTCGTATAATTTTCTATCTCTTTTTACTAAGGTACAGTCTTCAGGTACGGCTGTACGTATCTCGTTTGAAAATGTTATATGACTAAGTGTGTTGTCTGGTGTTAGAGTCACATCGTAGTCTACATTAAACCACCACCCACGTAATAGTTTACTATTATGTATCCTGTCCATGACAGCTAATGCACTTTCTACATCAGGGTGGTTATCATCTAACGAGCCTACAGGAGTCATGCCTATTTCTTTCAGTAGCATGTTTACTGTATCTAATCTATTCATAGTTGTTCCTCGTTAAAGAAAAAAAGGGGAGACTCTAATTAAAGAATCTCCCCTTGGGTATTACTTAGTAATACTTATAATACCCACTCCTAAGAATGGGTACTAAAGTACAACTTAACTTATATTTCTATAGGTTATCTGCTGCGTTCTGGAATACTGCACCAGCACCTTCAACACGGTTAGGTGTTACACCGAAGGATAAGTAGCTGTCAATGAACCACTGAAGTTCTACATCGCTGTAGTAAACTTTAGAAGTCAAAGGAATAGTCTCACCAGCTAACAATGATTTGCTAGAGATGAACACTGCTACTGCTTTGTTATCAATTAACGTACGGTCATACGCGTTAGCGTTACCTGCGTTAGATAGGTGGTGTGTACCGGCTGCGTCAGCTGCTGATCCGATAGGTGCGAAACGGTTAGTAGTCGCAATACGGATTCCATTAACTTTCATTACAGTACCAGCAGCGTAGTCACCGTTGCCTGTAGAGAAGTCTTTGTTGATCAGCTTGTCACTTTCAAGTAATGCGTAGAACTGAGCTGGACGAACTAAGATGATACCATCATCAAGAGTTACATCTTTCTCTTCGATCATTTGACACATACGGTGAATAGCAGATACTAAATCGTCTGGTACTAATTCGTCGCCATCGGTATCTAATACAACTACGTTACCACCTTTGAAGTTAACAGGTGCTGAACGTTTAATCAGAACTGCTGTAGACGTGGTGATGTCTGAACCAGGAGTTAAGTTAACGTATGGGTGTAAGGCTGCTACTGC